GGCTGGAGTAAGCATTTTCCCATAGGTACTAATGCCTGCCCATCTACTTCCAAGATGAAGATTTCTTTGGAATTGTAGTATTCTTAGGCTGTGGACTAGCCGACCGCACGACTGAATCAGTAGTTGAAACAGTCGCCCCCGGAATAGAATCTTCCTTAACACGCAACATTTCAAAATCGTCCGATAAATCATCAACTTTATTATTTATTCTAACTACTTTTTTCCTATCCATAAGCTCATCAATAACTGATTTAACAATCTTTTTTCTATCAATTAAATTAGGGCGCATGGGAACGTTAAGACCTAACGAATTAACAATCTGCAAAGGCTCATCAATGGAGATCGACTTCTCGTCTAACCTCTCATCGACTTGGCCTTCCAAATCATCTTGAACCGTAGCTGGTCTACCAAACTTTTCCTCATACGCATCTAATCTTCTTAAGATCCTATGAATATTTCTTTGAACAGGATCAAAGTGCTGGGTTACTGGTTTCCCATCAACACCAACATTAGAAGTTTGAGCTTGGACCATGTCCTTCACTTGAACATCACACTCTAAATAAAAATCACCAAAAGTTATAGCAACACTAGGAGTTGGGTTATTAACACCCAAAATTCCATAAGCTCCTGCAACTTCACCTCGCAAATTTGAAGTATTACCGGCCAAATCAATTGCACCTGAAAGAGTGTCTACCACTGAATACATCCATTTAGGAAACATTATTGTGGGACAATCCATATTTTTCCACGCTGGCCATTGGCCGCAACTAGTAGCCGTACTTAACATTGCATCAGTAACCGCTGCTAGCGAGGAAGCTACAGCTCGTGCTTCAAAGAAGGATGGATCTTTAAAATAAGAACAAATTAAATTACAAGTAACAGAAGTACCAATACGTGTACGATACAGTAATCTAAATCTAATTGGACGATACATAGTGAAATTCCTAATCATATTATAAATCATAATAGGAACATAATAAGCATTACAAAACGACATATACAATTGTCCACCTGTCGCATTGACCCCTCCACCAACATTGAGATTCCAGACATCTAGAGCGGTAAAAGCCGTTGTAGCTAATTTAAGTTTGTAATGAAACGTAGTAAATTTCCCTGTCGACATTCGTTTTCCGAGTCGCATGGGTGGTGCTGAGCGTCGTATACCTCCTCGCATTGAACCTTTTGGAAAGTTAACTCTTGCTGGAGTGAACACTCGCATTCTCGTACCGTTCTTCAAGGCTGTAACAAATGAAACTGGGGGGGCCCGGGTTTTTCTTGTAAATTTACCTCGGGCGCCCATGCTTACGCCTTTTGTAGTTCGACCTCTTTTTCCGCCGCGTCCTCGTCGACCTCTGCTCGACATCACCGTAAGATAGTATTTTAAGGGGTACACGTGGCACCGTTCCCCCTAACCGGGTGCCCTCAGTTCTAGGATGTTGATACCACTTTCCCTCCGTCGCTCGATAAAAAGGGGAGGCGAAACCATAAACGAAAGCACGTGAAAAATTTTTGTGCATTGGATCGTCATAATAAGGATCGTCAACATAGGAATCCCACATATCCTCGAACATATCCTCCGATGCTCGACTCCAATTGTCATAATTGACCGAAGTTTTAGCTTCAACAGGAGGTAATATCATGGGTGGGTCCAATCCACCATCTGGTTCAGCATCGTAACTTGGTGGGAACGGAGCATAAGGTTGAAGAGCTCCATCTGCTGGCTGAACTGGTGTGACATCAGGGACTGTCACATTAGGAACTTCGGGAGGATTAGAGTCATTCATATCTAGGTCGTAATTATTCCATCGATCTCCAGTAGAAATTGGATTTTGAGGAGTTTGTTGGGGAGTCAGAGTTCCATCTCCCATTGGGTCTGGACCTAAGTAGCCAAAGTCACTAGGTAAACCTGTACTAGGATCTATTGTACCACCGGGCATGTCTTTTAATCCACCTCCTTCCTTCGCGCTAATAAAAAAGGATTAACGCGACGGTGTTAAGTACAAAGATAAAAGTTGTGGGACGGATTTGTAATTTGACAGCAAATCCTCATAGGTGACATCATCATACCCATGGAGCTGTGTATCAAAGTTCTGGAATACGTATTGAACGTAACCGTCAAATAAATTAAAAAGCTCCTTATGAAAGAAGCAATCCATTCTTAAAGCTAAGGCCCGTAATAATGAAAACCGAACTTCTGAGTGACGTGAATTTCGCAACATAGAGGTGAGAATTTTATCTGGATGTGCTGGGCAAGGGACATAATGGCCTGAGTAAGGTTGAAACCTTAAGGAACAAAACTCAAGCTGTTCAACAGGTTTAAATGAAAAATCATCCATCTTGCCTACCCAATTCATTTTTGAAAAAACTTCTGAAATACGAGTTGGATTAAACCATTCTTTAACTGCATCAGAAACTGTAAGAGCACAATCATCACCTTGCACAATTAGTTCGACATTACTTTTCCATTTTTCTAGAGTCCACCAATCTTCAGATGGGGCCAGAATACACCAGGCATACATCCATCTTAATTCATTAACAATATTGTTATCTGTAATAGTATTTGTTTGACCCGAGTTATTTCCAGTGTGTTTGCAATAAATATCACCATTCTCTAACACCACAACTGTATGCACAACATAAAAGTAATACAAATGAACTTTTTTAACTATCTCAGGAGTTAAACGAGCGTACAACCCTAGCCGCAAATTCTTCACAGTTTGAAAACTGCGCTGATCTACTGATGCATCATAAGTGATAAAGTCAAAATCCATTCCATTTGGATGTTTCTTAAGTCTCCTAAAGACCTGATCCCACCCTAAATGGTACTTCGAATGACCCACTAGTGACGCCAGTTTCATTTGAGGTGCTGCTTGGTACATTGTTTCGTTCATTTCTCCAAATAGGTGATTTCCAAGCGCTGTATGTTCAGCTGCCATGGAACAAATAACTCGAAGATCATTGTTTTCAATTTTAACAAGTTTCTTTGGTTCTTCTTTAACTATATTGCTAGCAAACATTAAGTGTGGACTTTTTGAATCAATGAAACGATTCATATAAATAACACAATCATGGTCCCGCAAGAAGCCATCTTTCTTTGGATGAATTAAATTCCACGGGTATCCAGGAGATGTTGTTCGATCAAAATATTTTTCAAAATCAGATACTAATCGTGCTTTCTTTAAGCAAGCATATGATGCGTTTAGCATTTTCTCTGCTGCCATATAATGAATTTTAGAATATTCTGGTTCAGCGCGATCATATTTCATGAAACCCTTAAGTCCAGCTTCATGATTACCCCTAGCTATTCCGTATTTAGTTTTAATTTCATAATTAATTGATTCACAATATTGAGCAAAAGTATAATCATATATTTCCTTCCTATGATACGCCACGTGCCGTTTTGCATACCCTAACCGATCAACATATCCATTGCCTATCGGTCTAGGTTCTTTTAGGAGCCTAATTCCTGCTTCCCTCATAAATCTTTCTGGGAAACGCGGCTCCAACGGCACCGTGGCGGGGCCTAGCCTAAAAAAGACTCGCCCTTTTCTCGATCTTGTTCTGGAGTTGCATAAGCGCCTAATTTAGTTGTGTCTAGATACAAACCAGGATATAAACCACCATTAACGTTTCTATCACCCCAACAGTGAATTGCATAAACATTTCTACCTTCAGGATCACAAACGGGAGCCCCACAAACACCAAAGTCTGTAGGAGTAGTATACGAACCTTTTGTTGCATCCACCAATTTTCCATAACCAATCTTTCGAGTAGGTTGACGAAATACAACAACAGAATCCGCATTTTTAATAAACTTTTTCCATTTTAGTGGTTTAACACCCTTAGCTTGAAAAAAACTAGCCATGTCACCGGATACTGCCAATTTCATTAATTTTCCGTGTTGACATTCAGCGGCCGCTTTGCACTTATCCACATCAATAATAAAATCTTTCTTTTCTAATTTCTTTTGATCGTCTAGGTAAGGAACTTCCATTGTATACTTCGCTTTCTTATCAGCAATCTCATGATGAGTGAAATACAAATCATTTCCAACATAGGTGATATTACCAATATCCTTATCACCCTTCAATGAGAATACACTTTCGTGAGCTGGAGAAGCTGCATTAATCCAAGTTTGACCAAGCATAGATTCTTTTTGCTCTTTTGATTCTTTAACAATATCTTTCATAACATAAGCTGCTGTTTTAGTAACAATAACTCGGTCATTCTTCCATTTCAGTGAATTGGGATGAGTAAATTTGCATGTTGAATCTTTAAATTTACAACCGTTTGCATAAGGACACACGAAAGAATAATTTAGCAACTGTTGCTCCATTTTCTTCTTGTTATCCTCATTTTTCTCATAATTATGATTCATTTTACAATTCTTTTCTTTGCATCCCCTCTTAAAAATCATATGATAAGGGCATAACAAAGATCCAATCTTTACGATTTTAATTTTATCTTTTTTAGTTTTCGTGGCTTCTTTGGTCTCACCATAGCCATCATCACCCCAACCACCGGCAATAAACATAATATGCTCAATACTGTTTTTGTCTTTTTCATTCTCATAAGCATAAACATTATCGTTTATATACTCATCAAATTCCGGATCTTCAAATTCTTCCCAATCAATTTCTTCCGACTGATTATCTGCTTGAGAACGTCTTTCATAGTCACTTGAGGAAAGGGCCACTGACATAGCTTTAGCTGATTCTCTCTTTATCATACGTGTCTTTTTATTAATTTTAATTTTTGGATGTTCTTGCATATATTTCCTTTTGTAAATAAAATAAGCTATGACACAAATAGTTAATGCCGTAACTAATACAGCACTTCCTTCAAACGGAGTCCAAACTTTCATTGCATCTTCAATTGTTTTGTAAGGAATCGTGACTCGCCCTTGCTGTGGTCCAACTATACCTTGTAGTGCCTTGTGATACGAAGGATTTGCATTATTCGCTACACAATAAGCTGCCATTACCTCTGAATTCAAAATATGTAATCTCTCTGGTTGATTCTGTGTACTACACGAGAGGAAATGTGTTTGCCACATCCCAGGGTATGACGCTATAACTTTCCCACAATAACACTTTTGAGGCATAGAAGGAGTCCATTTGTTTTTTACACTATTCCAATATTTAGAAAATTTCTTTAACATTGTATACATTGCTGCTTCTTTTTGGTCCCATTGCCGAGTCATAAACCAAGTTGAGAATGATTGTTGCTGTGCATTACTTGGTGTACTTGCACTCGTACTCGAACTAGAAGAACTGCTTGAAGAACTGACTGGAAAATATTTCTCAGCTTCCATATCCAATTCTTCTTTTGTTAACAGAACTTCATCTTTTTCATCCTTCTCTTCTTCTTGTCTATTACTTGGCAAATGTGACACTGGTTTCTTTCTTCTTGAGGTTTTCACGGAGACCCAAGTATCATACTCATCGCGTTTCCATTCAAATGTCCGATAATACCATACACCGCTGCCTGAAAGACCTCTGGTTGATATTTCTTCTCTTGTCGCTTCTCTTCCAAAAACAAGATTGAGAATTCGTTTTTCAGTTGAGGAGAAATTTCCTCCATAATGATGTGGTAAAAATCTCTTAGAGTTATCCATAACAATCGACTTAATGCTCTCTGAGACAAGACTCCTGTGAATAGCTGTGAAGATCTCAGACGAAGTAAAGACGGTGCCTGAGACACTTGACATCGTAGGTATATCTTCTGGAAAACTATCCATTTCCTCATCAATATTACTAACAAGATCTGATATGATGCCCAAATTAGCATTACTATCGACAATATTTCCCACGGTCTGAGCACCGAGAATAGCGCTACGCATCCAATACCAACTATTTTTAACTTGAGCGAAAACTTTTGACATGTTTTCAAAATTACCAACGTAAAATAACAATATGCCAATAAGCAAAGCTCCAATATCAAATGCGCTTTCGGTCTTAGTAGATCTGCTTTCTGCTTTCTTATCATCTTTTTCGCTATTTGCATAATACCGACGGTATAAACGCCAAACAACCGCAATAACTGCGCCTGCAATTGCAAGGGAGCGGAAGTAATCCCACCCACGTTTCCAACTGTTGTCAAGGTGCGTCTCAATATCTTTCTTAAGATCATCTTTGACACCATTGACAATATCAATACTATCTTGTTTGAGACCTTCTTTGAGATCTTTGATTGCTGAGGTTGTGGCTGTTGTAACTGTTCTCTTAGCGTTGCGATAAGTTCTAACACCCAAGTAAGCAAGACCACTTGCCGAACATAAAGTAATGAGTCCAACGATGAATACATGTAACATGTACAATAGTTGAAAAAACGAAAAAATTTTTGTTATATAAAACAAAAAAAAAAAAAAAAAAAAAAA